CTGATGATTGGATGCCTTTACGATTTGGTAATGCAAGTAACCCTGGTGGTGAATCAACAGATTATTTAATTGAGAAATATATTGATGGTGATTTACCCTACATTTGCATGGGATATAAAGACAATCCATATATTGATGATGATACTTATGAAGCTGCATTAATGGAATTAGATTATATAGATCAGCAATATCAGATGAAAGGTGATTGGCATTACAGGCCAAGTGTTGGTGATTTATTATCATTAGCTGAAGGTCAAGCACAATTAACCACATTGACCACGCCAGTGCATTATGAATTAATAAGCATTGACTTAGCAGGTAAAGGTAAAGACATGTTCGCAGTGGTCTGTTATGATTATTTAGTGAATGGTTTGGAATACATTAAAGATTTCGACCAGACTCAATCCAGCAATCCTGAACAGTTACTATTGAATTTTATTTTTAAACATAATCCGAATCCGGCAGCTCCACGAACAAGTCTGATACTCATTGAACAGGAAGGTGGAGGAAGTCCTGAATATGCAAGAAAATACTTCCAAGAAATGGTACTTGAATATGGATATAATATTCCAGTAATATTGAAAAAACCAAGCGGAAGTAAATACCAACGCGCAAGGCCATTAATGCATAGTATAAAATACGGCAACACTAAATTGAACAAAGAAGCTAATTATATTAATGATTTTATTGATGAAGGAATACAATTGTCACCGGACGGAAAAGGCAGAAGTCCGAACCTTGTTGACAGTGCAAGTCTTGCAAGGAATTATTTACATACTGATGTTTTAGGGAATGTTTCATATGTTAGTGTTGGAGAAAGAATAGGAGGATAATGATTTTATGATAATACAAGGAAAAAAGGTAGATGGTCAATTGGCAAGAATAGAAAAAAGTATTGCCAACAATCTGCAGAATAAAAAGTTATTCGAATCCGAAAATAAGGATGTGGCAGAAACTGCAACTGAATTGCATCCCCCTATTCCTATGGAATCATGCTTATATGTTTTTCAGAAATCATCACATGTGGCCAAATGCTGCAGAATATTGGCTGATGACATCATCTATAATGACATTGTTCTGACACCTGATACGCACGACGAACCGTCTGATAAACTGGTCAATCAGGTTAAAAAAATCAATGATTTTCTCAATGAAAATATAGATGAAATCCACAATATGGCAATTGATTATAATTATGCTGCATGGGCTGCAGTGGAGTACATTTGGAACAATGTACGATTCAAACTAAAACAGATACCTATACATTCATGTAAAATTGTTCGTGCAACAGTTCAAGGACAAATAGTATATCTGTTAAGACAGCGAATCAACAGCAAAACCAAATACTTCAAAATCATGGGTGAAAACTACCCTGAGAATTTCATCCATTACAACAATGAAAAACTTGGACATGCTTCATTGTTAGGTGGGGATAATATTTACCAGTTCTTCGGATTGCCGCGTTGGATACAGAACTATGAAAAGATATTGACCGAAATTGCAATCAGCAAATCAGATTACAAAACAGTTTCCAATGGGAACATCAGTAGTGGTGTCTTAAATATCAACCTTGAACCTCAACAGGTAAATCCAATAACATATGATACTGATGGAAATCCAGTAATACAACAGGAATCTAGACAGGAAGTAATATCTCAGGAATTAAGTTCCGCAAACGGAGGAACTGCAGTAATATTCACAGAATCCAACAGACCATTGAATATGGATTATGTGACATTAACAAATAACAATCAATCATACTTATCAGATTTATCAGACAAATGCCAACAGGCAGTATTGAATGATTACAATGTGCCATTAGTAAGGTTAATGATTAATACTGATAAAGAATCAATGAACAGTGACAAGACAAAGTCAATCTGGGAGATTTACACATTAAACCTTAAGAATGAACAAAAACCATTCAAGCAATTCATACGCGAACTGATTTATGAACTGTACAGCATTAATGTCAACGTTGATATTTCAACTCCAATCTTCAGTGATCGTCGTGAAATCGAAGTCAAACTGATAAGTGATGCTTGGAATAATGGTGCATTGACATTGAAACAGTACATTACAGGATTAGCAGAATATATAACTGTAATTGACTTGAATGATTATGATTTCACAGTTAATCCTCACATATGGGAATATCGTAAACTACCTGAATTAGAAGCAGGTTTAACTGAAGATGATTTGGCATTGATTGAAGAAATGGAAGCTCAATTGAAAGAAGCGTGAGTATTTATGAGATTTAACAGCAAATTTGAATATAAGAATTATCTAGGTAATCAACGTATTGCTGTTATCCAGAAAGCGCACCATAAAACTCACACATTAATTCAATTCATCAACAACGAATTAATCGATAAAAAAATCATTGAATGGAATGGTGAATACTCTTCAAATGTTCGTGACCCTTACAGTGAAGACAATATCCATAATCTGATAATCAATTATAATATCAAAGCTTCCGATGCAGATTTGAGAAGGATATTGAAACATAGTCTTGTTACTCGCAGTCGTACATCTGAAATTGAAGCGTTGAAAGTAATCCGTAATGTCAGTGAAGATTTGACAAAACTTGAAGTTGAAAGGATAGTCAAGAATCTCAATTATGCTGAAAATGTTTTAACTAATGCTGATGTTCAGATTGATAAATACAAGTCATTGATTGAGAAACTGCCAAGGCATACTAGCCGTAAGGAAATCCTTGAAAAATGTATTACTGAAGAAAAACCATTACCATCAAATAGGCGTCAGGCTTTACTTGAAAGAGCTTTGGAACGTGGAAGTAATTATAAAGGTAGACAATACACTTACAAGGAATTGAATCAGTTAAGCCGTGACTTGGAACGATATAAAACTCATCGGTTGGATTATGAAACTGCATTAATGGAGAATCGTCAAGCGGACCGTGAAGGGTATGGTAAAATTAATGAAGAAAAATCATGGATATGGACCACACTTGAAAAGACTAGACATCAAGGTATGGATGGTGAAACTGTTCCTTTAACTGCTAAATTTGAAGTGGTTAATGAAGTTACTGGTGATGTTGATTACTTATTATTCCCAAATGACAGTGCAAATGACCATAATAACTGTTCAAACGTTTGTAATTGTCAATGTACTTACCTAATAAATAAAGCGTGATTGCTATGGTGAGAAGAAAACATTGCTTCGGCATATATATGTTTACAGATAAGGAAACTGGCAATATCGTTTACATAGGCAAAGATTCTCACATAGATATTTTAGAAAGAATCAATGCACATTACAGACCTTCCGCATATGATGCCCAACAATTTAATAGAGTATTGCAAAATAATCCTGACAGATATAAACCATCGATTTATTGTAGAGTTGATGATATTGAAGATTTGAATCAATTAGAATTTGATTTGATTAATTTATACAGACCTAAATTTAACTATAAGCATGGAGGCAATGGAGGACATATCCGCAAAGAATTTGAATATGCTGTTGTTAAATGTGGTTTCCGTGATGATAAACAAAATTATTCAATCCAAAGTATGTTTCGTAAGTCATTAATCCAATCTGTTGATTATGATTATCTTGAAAACATATGTGTAAAATTGAATGATGGTGATTTGACTCCTGAAGAAGTTAAAAAAATGAAGCGAAAAATCGTGCCGTCTCATGAATCTAATGTTAAAAGAAGTAAATTCAATTCGAGCGGATTCTTCCGTGTTCGAAAGAAAAAAGACACTTCATGTAAACAAGGTTTCATATGGCTTTATGAATATTATGATGGAGAGAAACATAAAAAGTTTTCCAGAACTGATTTGTTCAAACTTAAACAAGAAGTTGAAAAAAGAAAACTGATTTGGCAAATCGTTGATTTACCAAAAGCAATCAACACCATCCGAAGTATTTATACTGGATTATAATTATTTAATTTTTACAATTTTTTAAATCAAGTTAGCTCATGCTATCAAAAACTAATTCTTATTTTTTTAATCAAACCATTTTGAGGTAATTTGAGATGTGATAACTCATGTTGTTAGATAAAACCAAAGCACTGTATGTCAAATGCTGTATAATCGCCAACGGAATCACAGACAGTCAAGGCGACACACTACACGCAGAAGACATCAAGAAGATTTTTACAAGTTTCAATAATCAAGATAATTTCGAAATCCTACATGATGAAATCCCATTAGAAGAGGTTTCATTACTCGAAAATTATATTACAACTGCCGATGAAACAATCGGAACTCATACTGTTCCAAAAGGTTCGTGGATGGCAGTAGTTAGAGTTGATAATCCTGATATTAAATCTGCTTTAATGAGCGGTAAATTTGGGGGAGTCAGCTTGAATAACAGAATCGCAGACAGATGTAAAGCAAACCTGCACGGTACTGTCAGATACAAAGATATTGCTGATGTGGAATGTGTAATCCCAATTTATATTTCTTTCGTTGAAGGAGGAGCAAACGGTTATGGTTTGCATGTGATGGATTATCCGGCTTACATCCAGAAAAGCGTTGATGTTGTAATTAAGAAATCAAATGGAGGTTTAAAAATGGACTTTAAAGAGTTTATTGATGGGCTTAAATCCTTAATTAAACAAGCAGAAGACACTCCTGAAGAAGATGCACCTGTTGTTGAAAAAGAGGATACTGCTCAGGAAGAAGAAACTGAAGAAGTTACCACAACCGAAACTGAAACTGAAGATAAAGTTGAAGTTGAAGTAACTGAAGAAGAACCTGTAGTTGAAAAAGCCGACAAAGAAGAAGAGGTGGAAGAAACTACAGAAGAAACTGAAGACCCGGTCATCGAAAAAGAAGATGAACCAGTAGAAGAATCTGAAGAAAAAGCAGACAGCGACCTTGAAGCAAGAGTTGCAAAACTCGAAGAAGCTATCGCAAAACTAACTGCTGAAGAAGAACCGGAAGAAGAAACTCCAGAAGAAGATGAAGAAGTTGAAGATGAAGACACTCCAAAAATCACCAAATCCGAAAAAGTGATTTTTGACGATGCCAAAGAAACTTCAAATCCAAACTACTACACAATCACTGGAAGAGACCCACAAACCGGTAAAAAACTCAGAAATTAAATTTTATTAAAATTTTTTTATTCAAACCAAAAATTCAAACCAAAAAAGGATGTGAATCTATATGATAACTAAAGCTGATATTGAAGCAAGAAAACCTGTTATTGTGAAATGGGATAAAGCATTAGTTGACTCTAATGCAAATGTAACTGAAGGAGTAATTGCAGGACAAGCTTCTGAATTTATTCCAAGAATCGAACAAGAATCCAAATTATTAGGAATGTTAAGATACATCGAAATGCATGGTGAAACTCAAGACATTCAAGCATTAAGAGTAAGACCAAAACTCCAAAACGGTAACAAATTAACCGGAAACAAAGGTCAAATCGAAGACCTATTATCCTTATCTGAAACCTTACCTGGAATTTTAAAAGAAAAACTCGTTGCACAATTTTTCACCGCATTCACTAAAATTCCTAAAACATTCATGTTAACTAATGTTGAAGAAGAAGGATTCCTCGCAAAATACGAATCTTTACTTGCACCTGCATGTGCTGCTGATGCTGAAGTGGTCGCAATCTTCGGTAAAGTTCCATCTTCAGGACAAACCTCAAGCGGTTACGAAGCTATTGATGGTATTCTCACACAATTGGATGCTGTAAAAGCATACTATGATGATAATGTTGATGACAACCCTAAATTACCAATGGGTAAATTCAGTGACATCTCTACAGCTTCTGCTCTTGTACCTCAAATTTACCAAATGTACATTCAATACCTTAACCAGGAAGGTAAAATTGAAAATGCTAAACTCTTCACTTCCGCAATGACTTACGCTAAACTCGTTGCAGAATCTGCAAACAGACAAACCGCAGGTGGAGATGACTTATACTTCAATGGTGGTAAATTATACTTCTACGGAATGGAAGTTATAAGACTCGATGCATTAGCACACCCTGAAAATAATTACGGTGATGTTGTAATTATCGCAGACCCTGACTCCATCGGATACGGTCCAATCATGGAAGCTGAATCTGAAGGTGACTACAAACAAGAAATGAAAGGATACCTTGTATCTGTTGATTTCATGTTTGATGTAGGTATTATCTTCGCTGAAGATGTAATCTACGCAGAAGTTAAAACCCCCAGCGGGACAGATGGCGAATAATCCATCTGATGACAATACTGTAGAGGAAGAAACTACTGTTGATATATCTGTTAGTGTAACTGATGGAAATAGTGGAGTTCAAGGTGTAACTGTTGCAGTAGCTGATACTGAAATATCTGCAACAACTGGCCCAGCCGGAGGTTGTACATTAAAAGGTGTTCCTGTAGGAACTGTGACAATTACAGCAACCAAAGAAGGATATGTTGATTACAGCGACTCCGAAACAATCACCTCTGAAACCACCAGTCTTGAAATTACATTGACAGAAGAATAAAAAAAGTAGATTTTTTCTACTTTTAATTTTTTTTATATTTTTTCATTGCGGGGAGGATTCATCGAATGAATGATGTTATATATTCTGAAGACATTCAAAACATGATCCTTATGCACCTTGATGGATGGCAGATTAAAGCAACATCTGAAGATGAATCAAGTATTGACACTGATGTCAATCCATTCATGACTGATGATGAAGCAACAACTAAAGCCAACAAGGCAATCACCGAAACCGAATGCAAATTATTCTATGAAGAAGCATTAGATTTGGCTTACAGCCATACTAACAGATTGAACATTGATGATTTGTCTGAAATTGAAGCCAAGACATTCATTCGTGCAGTCTGCAAATGGACTGCTTCAAACCTATGGAATAAATACAACATTCGTGTGAACAATGAGGACATGGAAGATACATATATTCAATCCTATGGAGGATTGTTGTATAAATCTGCGTTAAAGACATTACAACAGTTTATCAATCAAAGAATAACTGGAATGTCTAGTTTTAATTCTAATACTGATAATGATGATATTTGGATAGTGTAAAATTATGTTTATTCCTGAACTGACAACACGTGTAACTGTCAAGACAAATACTTCGGAAATTGATACTGCTATTTCCAAATTCAATGGCGACCCCATATTGTCTATTTTCAGTGAAGTGTTGGAGGAAAAGAAAAAGGAATTAACGGACCTTGAAGAACCTTTAGCAGATGCAGTTGCTGAACAATTGTCCAGTATACAGGAAACTATCATATCAACAAAACATTATGTCACCGGATTAATGTCCAATAGTGTTGATATTCAAATGGATGGTCGTGACCGTCTCGTTGGAAATACTGCATCAAGCATTGACGGATTCCCATACCCATTAGCTATTGAAAAAGGTACTAAAGCCCATTGGGTAGAACCTGTTACTTTCAGTGTATTGCATTGGGGCGGAACTCCAGGTTTCTTCTCAAAAGGACATATGGTGTCAGGAATACAACCCGACCCTTATGTCGATTATTCCATTGATGAAACAATGGACGTTATTGATTCTATTTTTAACGAATTATAATGAGGTGACTGACTTTGACAGATACAGACACTGACATGACAAGCGATTTTCTAATTTACAATATTCTTAAATCTTCTGATGATGATTTTATCAGTAAATGTAATGTTAAATTCATTGATAAGAGCGTTCCTGCACAAGAGGACGATACAATATATGTTGCAAATGTGGATTTGGAAACTGCACAGGAAACCTTTGACGAATATGAATACAGGGCATTGATTAACATTTATGTTAAAACCAAAGGCACTGATTATGTTGAAAGTTCAAGATTCCTGCGCACTGTTGTAAGACATATCAAGAACGTGTTGAAAAGTAATGAAACCTGTAAGGAACGTTTCATACGATTCAGAAATACCACTTATGAATATGGAAGTGAGTATACATTGAAAGGATTGCATTTGCTTGTTCAGATGAAAGAATATGAAAGCAAAGATGTTGATGATGATTATTACTCATGCGTCAATATAGACGATGACAATCTTGAAGTTGATACGGAGTGATTAGTTCATGACCAAATCAAAGAAAAAAGAAGAAACTCCAGCACCAGATTTTGATTGGAAAACTGCATTGTTTGACATGGAAATATCTGACATGTTAAAACGTGGTGCGGAGTTTTATGTCGAATCAAGAGATTTAACAGTTAAAAATGAAAAGGACTTAGAGAAAGTCTTAAAAGATTTTAAAGAATTAAATGTAGGAGCATAATATTTATGACTGCTGATGTACCTGATATTGAAGTTATAAACGAATCTAGACCAGTTCGCAGTAGAAGTGGTTTATTA